CGGCCTATGAGAGGTGGCAGTACGGGCCTTTCGAGCGGCTGTACAGCGAGGTCGAACGCCTTGCCCGCAAGTACAGCGTACACCGAATAGTCATAGACGCAACAGGCATGGGTGCACCGGTGCTCGAAGAGCTAGAAAAAAGGCTCAGATGACATATGACATTGGATGACGTTGATGACATGAAATAGGGAGGGTATGACGTAGGAGATTGCAAAATGGGTAGACATTTAGGCGACGGCGGTAGGTACGATTTCGGCCGAGAGGGCATGCGATACCACCAGAAGGTTCGCATGACACTGCCTTTGCCGCCGTCGGTTAATCATCGATACATTGTCACAAAATACGGCGTTGTCTTGGCTCCCGAAGTGCGAGCCTACCAAGAAGAAGTTGCGATGATGGTGGAACAAATGGTGCGTCCTCTGCTACCTGATAAGCCGCTGATTGCGATATATGCTGAAGTCACCTTTACAAATCGGCGCCGGGATTTAGATAATGTCCTTAAGGCCTTGATTGACGGCGTATGTTTGGGCCTTGGCGTTGATGACTCGCGAGTATACGGCATTGAGGCCTGGAAGCTGATAGGAAAGGAACCTAAAGTTGACCTGTTTGTGCGCTGGAGGCACGAAAATGAGGATTGACGGCTACACCTTTACCGCCCAGTCGAAGCGCAATTTGATCGCGCAGCTGCAGATTGTTTTAGAGCGCGGCGAGCTGAAGTTCCCCTTTGTGCGGGACCTGGTCGACGAACTGCAGAGCTACTCCTGGGACGACAAGGACCTGCAGACCGACTTTGTCATGGCCTTAGCCCTAGCAGTAGAGGCGGCAAAAGGTGCAGGCGCAAGGTCCAAGATAGCCGTCGTATATCACGGAAGGCCCGATAAGGATGCAAGCCTTCCGCCTTGGGAGAGAGATTAAATGGCAAGGATTAAGCCTAAAACCCTCAGACCTTATGCAGATAAATTGGCCTACGTTGTCAAGACAACGCCGACAAGCCGACAGATAAAGGACCCCTTTGCGGCCCTCTACCGGGCAGGCGGTGCCATTGAACCGCCGCTACCGCCTGAACGTTTGCTCTTGCTCGTCGAAGAGAACGCGGTACATGCCGCATGTGTAAAAGCAAAGGCTGACGACGCTGTGGGCCGTGGCTGGAGGCTGGAAGGGGAAGAGGTAGAAGGTTACGACGAAGTCGCTGGAATCCTTGAAGACATCACGCCCGATTGGACTTTTGCTGAACTGCTTTCGGCCGCCGCCTGGGAACTTGAGGCCGTCGGCTGGGCGGCCTGGGAGGTGGTGCGCCAAGGCGGCAAGGTTGCGGCCATATATCCGATGCCCGCCCACACAATACGCGCAACGCCTGATCCGAAAATCTACGTCCAAATGGTAGGTTTTGAAAAAAGGGAGTTCCCCATATTCGGCGAAGGCGACGATCCCGACGGCAGTGAGATCATCTTGTTTAGATACTACTCGCCGCGGTCACTTTATTACGGCGTTCCCAAGTGGATAAGTGCCATTCCTGCCATCGCAGAATTGACAGCAATTCGGGAATATAACGTCTCGTGGTTTGCCTCGGGAGGTACAGCCGACAGGATAATTTTAGTCAAGTCATCCAGCATAACTGAAGCCGACGAATTGGTCGAACAAGTGCGCACAGCTTTAAGGGATGCGTCGGGCCGCGGGCATGTTTCTATCGTATTGTCGGGCCGAGAAGATACAAGCATCGACGTCGAGTTCCTCAGCCAAGAGGTAGGAAGGCGCGAAGGACAGTTCATTAGGCGCCGCGAGGACCTCATAAAGGAGATCCTTATCGCCCACGGAGTACCTCCCTACCGTATCGGCTGGGCTGAACTGGGAAGCCTCGGCGGAAGTGCCGCGGCCGAGATGGTGGCCGCCTACCGCACTGGGGTAGTCGAGCCACTTCAGACCATCTTCGAAAATCGCCTGAACCAGACACTTTTTGGCGACAAAGGACTGAACCTTAAGGGCCGGTGGGTGCTTGAAGATCTGTCCTTTGAAGAGACGGAAATGAACCTTAAGATGGCGATAGAAGGCATAGAGCACGGCATATTTACGCCCAATGAGGCGCGGCAGTTGTTGGGCTGGGACCTTGCGGAATCCGACGAGCTCGACCGCCACTACATGGCGCAGAACCTTACGCCCCTCGGCCCCAGCTCGCAGGTAAAAGAGGCTGTCGACGTCCTTAAGGAGTTCCGCTCGGCCCTTGAAGCTGTGATAAAGAGTGAGGAGACAGCTGACAAAAATGACGTTGATTAGACGGGTATCCCCCTATTTCATGTCATCAATGTCATCTCATGTCATATGTCATAGGGGCGGAAGATGACCTTTAAGGGGACAGCTTATCAACCTGCTGTCGGCTACTGGAAGACTAGCGGCAAGCACAAGGTCTTGTGGGCCTTACTGCAGGTTTTAGACAAGATCGAGCGGCAAGAGCCCGAAAGTGTACGCGTTGCGCGGCATGTCGAAAGGCTGGCCCGCATCATAAATTCGGCGTTAAGCGACAAGGTTGTTGCGGTCTTGTACGACGCTCTTTTGGCGCAAAAGGCAAAGGAGAGGCTAACTCTGGACGAGGCCGTGGACCTTGCGATGCAACAGATCGAACCTCTCTTATCGCGTTCGATACACGAGCTCTACGATGAAGCTTATGCCTTTCAGGAAGCAAGTTTTCGCCACAAGCTTCCCGACGGCCTCAAGGCCGAGGCGATACAAAACGCCTTTGAAATGGTAAAAAACGTCCCCGAGACCTTAAAAGACCGCATGCGCGAGCTTGCAAAGGAGACGATGCGGGAAAGCAAAACGCAGTTTGACTTCGCGCGAAAACTGCGCAGAGAGTGGCAGGAAGTGTCGAAGGAGAGGGCCGAAGTCATTGCTGTGACCGAGTGGGCCCGTATCGCAGGACAAGCAAAGCTAGAACTTTACAAGCGGCAAGGGATATTTCGCTACAAGGTTTGGGTGACGGTAGGGGACTCAAAGGTGTGCCCCGTCTGCGCCGACAATGCCGCTGTCGGCGCAATCCCCATAGATCATTCATTCCCGAGCCAAAATGAGACTGTCCCGGCCCACCCGCGCTGTCGATGCAACATTGTCGGCTCGCTACTTCCATCGACGGCGGCTGAACCGACAGGCCCTGCAGTGCGAGCGGCGACCCTCGGAGATCTGCGGCGCGAGGTCGAAACCGACGAGAGCAGAAAAGCTTTGAAAACGATACGCCGCATGCTTGGCCGCGAGTGGGAGCCCCGTAAGGTTCAGGAGACCCTCAAGCGCCTCAACTGGAGCCAAGACCCGGACCTTCTGGCCCTAGAGGAATTTATGTGCGGCGAGCGGCATCGGGGCGAGCCTCAGTTTATTTACCTCCCCCACTGCGGGCCTGAAGACATCATCACGAAGATCTACAAGTGGTGGGCGGCTGCCTGGGATCGCTACCCCGGGGCGATAGCGTTCCACAAGGCGGTGATGGAAGAATTTGGCGCCGGAAGTATGGAAATGTTCCCGCCCGAACCTATGAAAGAAGGACTGGAATTGTACGGTCCTTACCTCACAGCTCTGCGGAAGATAGCCCGCGCTATGTACGAATATACGCAGGACGTTTTCAAAAAGGCCGGCGTCGAGGAAGTAACTTTGTATAGGGGGATCGTCGCCCCGAAAGATAGCGACGTCTGGCAGTGGGTTAAAGGATGGCAAGAGGGCAATCCTCCTGCCGTCTTGGTGTCGGCTGAAAGTGCACTGCCGCGCCCCCTCACGAGCTACAGCTTCGATGCCTGGACGGCGAAGTCTTTCGGAAAGATACTTTCAGGTTGGGACGCGGCCAAGTATGGTGTACTATTTATATCGCGCGTTCCCGTTGAAAGGATATTTACTTTGGGCCTCACCGGCTTGGGGACCCACTGGGAATTCGAAGCTGTCGTTTTGGCGCAAAAAGGCGGCCAAGTCCTGGCAGTAGCAGGCTTGCCCCTGTTCAGAAAATACGCGATCCACCAGGAAAGATTTTCTGCTGACGATCTAACTAAACCCTTTATGGAGACGATCGTGGAAGTAATAGAGGAAGGAACGAATCCTGAAAAGGTTCAAAAACAGCATATCCCGACCATTAAACTTCCGCAAAAGGTTTACAACGAATTCTTTTACGGCGAGAAAGAGTATTGGCAAATGCTGGCCGAAGACCCTGCCTTGGAGGCAGAACTGCGAGCTCACTATCGGCGTTGGCTGAAGCAACAAAGGTTGATCGATCTGGAGGAAAGCCAGTGATCGAAAAGGTTAAGATATCGCAGATAACCAGCGATAAGGATGTAAAAAATTTGCCGGACGACGAACTGTTAAACCTTCACCGCCGACTGCACCAGCTCTACGGAGCTGCAAGGGCCCGCGGCGAAGCGACTGAGTATCCGTGGGTAAATGTGCACGTCTGGACGGTGGAGGAGATGGAAAGGCGCGGCATGAACCACAACATCCACGACGATCTAGACCGCGAGACCGAAAGACTATTAACTAAAGCAGAACCTTCTGTGCCCGACTGGGTGCGCGAGGCCCTACAGGCGGGCCAAGACGCCGTGATTGTGCCTGACTACGTGAGCCTTGTGGGCAGTGCTGTCGAAAAAGACGAGCCTCACGACATAGACCTTTTGGTACGGGAAGACGAAGATAAGCTGTCGAAAGGCTGGCGCGAATCGGTACACCTTATCGCAAGAAAGATGCTCGATCCCTTCAAAGATAAAGGCCTGAAGTTCCACATATTAGCAAACCCTCAGGGCCCGCACATAGTAGGCGGCCGAGGATATATTCCCCTCTTCGACCTAGTCTTGAGGCCGAAAAAAGAGGCGCAAATCGCCAAATCGGCGTCAGCTATGCCCAATTGGGAGCTGTGGCTTAATCAGGCGCCGCAAGGAAGGCGCATCGACCTGGGCCCTGGTTTCGAGGGCCCACCCCCAGGCTTCGAGGGTCTAGGACGCCCTTACGATCTCGACGAGACGTGGCCCCTCGAGCCCGAGTCGGTGGCGGTCCTGCGGGCCAATCACGTCTTCGAACACCTTGCATCGCCTGCCCACGCCATGCGAGAGGCCTGGCGCGTCCTGATGCCCGGCGGCCTTTTGATCGTCACGGTGCCAGAATTTCCGTCAACGGGTTCGGTGGCTCATCCTGAGCACGTATCCTTTTGGAACGCTGACAGCTTCAAGTTTTGGACGAACCCCGAACTATTACGAACCGTCGAAGAGTCGATTCCTGAACCTTTTGAACTGCTGTACCTTGCACAGCGCGAGGAAGGAAGCCGACGCTACGTCGATGCAGTTTTGCGAAAAGTTGTGCAAGAACCCGCTCAAGTTTCGGCGCGCGCTCTTGTGCCCATAACGCTCTTTAAACCGCCTAAGCCCGCTATGAAAATGCGCGCCCATACTGACGCCTTTTCGCCTGAAGAGGTATGGCCTTGGGTCGAAAAACATCTCGAAGCGGGCGTCGTTGCTGAAGAAAAATACAACGGCTTCAGGGCAATCCTGCAGAAAAAGGGCAACAAAATCTCTTGCTTTTTCGAAGACTCTCAGCAAGAGCGCTGGGACAAACTGCTGGCGGCTGACACATCTCTACAGGCCGTCGAGGAGCTTCCCGACTTTATCCTAGACTGCGATATCGGCGTAATTGAAGGCGGCAAGCGCTGGCCGCGGCCGAAGCTTATGGCCCTAACAGCAGACCATCCCTCACTGCCTGAAGGTGCCCACATAGACATTACGGCCTTTGACCTGCTCTATTGGGATGGCGAAAGCTTCAGCGACAAAACCTTCAAAGAGCGGCGCGAAAAGCTCGAAGAGGTCGAAGATAAGCTGAATGACGTCGGCATAGATATACCCAAAGAGGTGGAAATTCGCGACAAGCAAGACCTGATAGAGGCCTGGAAATCTCCTGAATTTGGCTTGGCCGACCGCTCAGAAGGTTTAGTGCTTAAGAGCCTTGACTGGGTGTACAAGCCGGGCCTTGCAACCGACGGCATGGCGAAGATCAAGCACGCCCTTGAGGTAAAGGCGATAGTGCTCGAAGTAAAGCGCACAAAGGACGGCGACTACAACTTCAGAGGCGGTATACTTCCTGGCCGCATGTTGGAAGAATTGGACAACCTCGTCGAATATAAAGGACAAAAGTATGTCGACTTAGGCTTCAGCTACAACGCGCCTTTTGAAGCTAAAGTGGGCGACATTATCACAGCTGAAGTCGAAGAAATCACCTGGGACATGCCCGATAAGCGCCTGAACTGGCTAGGGGCACAACCCCTTGATGTCGACAAAGAGCGCGACGCACCTTATGCCGCCGCACAAGTAATTGACATGGCGAGTAGAGCAAAGGTGCTTCAGGAAGTAGAGAAATCCGTCCGACGGCCGATAGGAGCTCCCGGCGGCAAGTACAGAGTTGCGCAAAGGCTAATCGAAATGATACCGCCTCACAGGACCTATGTTGAACCTTACGCGGGTGGAGCCGCTGTCTTCTGGAAGAAGGAACCTTCAGAGCGGGAAGTGCTGAACGACATAAACTCTGACATTGTCGTGCTGTATCAGTTCCTGCAGAAGGCTACCGACGACGAATTTGAAGAGTTTTGTCGTCGGGATTGGGTGGGTAAAGAATCGACTTTCGAAAGGCTAAGAACGGAAAAGCCGAGAAGCCTCGCCGATAAGGCTTACAGGGCGTGGTACCTAGGCCGTTTCGGCTACAGGAAGCTTTACAGCCCCGCCAAGGGCAATTTCCATCATTACTATGAAGGGGCCCGCGCCAACGTAAACATGCCTCGGCTTAAAGCTCTCCGCGAGCGACTTAAGGGCGTAACGATTCTGAATAAAGACGCTCTGGACGTCATAAAACAGTACGATGCGCCAGACACTTTCTTTTACTTGGACCCGCCCTATCTCGGAGCTGATGCGGGCTACAACGACCTTGTCTCAGTGGAACATTTCCAAGAGTTAGGCAAGATACTGCGCAATCTCAAGGGTAAGGCTTTGATAAGCGGCGACCGCGAAACGATTGAGGCCTTGGACCTTCCGTCCTCTTGGCATGTGCGCAAAATAAAGATGAAATACAGCTTGCCTCGCCAGCGCGAGCACTACTACCGATTTGAACTTTTGGCATCCAACTACGAGCTTGCTAAAAGGCTTCACGACAATTATGAACAAGAAGAGAGCCACATTTTAGCACCTTTTGCAGTAGAGACACTCAAGGCAGAAGCCGAACTTGAAGAGAAGGGCGATAAAGACTTTCCTAAAGCAAGACAATTTTTCGGCGCCTTAGGCTCTTTCTACCCGATAAAGCAAAAGACGTCTAAGGCCGACAGCGAAACAAGAGGCGAGGCGGCCCTGCGCAATTGGGAGCAAAATTGGTACGAAGCGATGCCCATAAGCGGCAAACCTTTGCCCTTTATCCTTCACGCTCACTGGCGGGGCCTTACTGAGGAAGAGGCAAAGCTTGATATGGACGAACTGCTGCAGACGAATAACAGCTTGCATTTCGACTTAAGGCTAGGCACCGATCAATTTAACGGCTGGTGGGGCATCAGCTTATTTGCAGGGACAACAGAAGAAAACCGCGAAGAACTGCGCATATTTCGCATGATGCATGATCCCGACGAAAAGCTTGAATCTTGGCCTAAGCAATTCGGGCCAAAGGCCTGGCTGTCGGTGGGGGTTGAAGGACCTCTAGTTGTTCCGCCCGCGGGCGTAGGCTCAACGTCAAAGGCCTGGTCGAAGTTTTTCGCCGTAGACCGCGGAACGTGGCGGCTTGGCTTTGCCCGGGTACACGGCGTCGAAATCTGGCTCGACGGCCAACACCTTAAGGGAAGGTTTATGTGGCAGTATGCGCCTTTGGAGCAAGGCGGCGAACGTCAGTGGCTCTTTACGCGGCCTGCTGACCAAACACCTTACGCGGCTACCCACGACTTTGCCGACGTTGTCAGCGAGCTTGCCCGCAAAGGACAAAAATATCTCTTTTGGCCGAAAGATACCGGCGACCTTTCGGAGGGAATGCTTGCAGTCGACGTTCAAAAAGAGGCGAAAAAACTGACTAAATATTCCGTCGTAAAGCAGGAAGAAGAAAGGCGCTACACTTTGGGCATCGCATATCCTGCAGAAAAGGTTGACGCCCACGGCGACTATACGACGCCCCAAGAGCTCGAAGAGGCCGCGTGGACCTATCTGAAAAAGGTGCAGGAAGGCAGGGCAAGCGTCGGCCTTATGCACCAATCGGGCACAAGCGGTGCAGGAACTGTCGTCGAAAGCTACATATACCGCGGCCCTGACTGGGAGGTAAACGGACAAGTCGTTAAGGCAGGCGACTGGCTCTTGGGCGTCATCTGGAACGAAAAGGCCTGGGAGCTGATCAAAAAAGGCTACATCACCGGCTACTCCATCCAAGGCTTAGCCCACAAAGAGGGCGAATGACATATGACATGAGATGACATGAATGACATGAAATGGAGAGGTGTAAGGTTGACATGCAAAAGGCGAAATACCTATACTCAAAGTACGGGAAGCCGCATAAAGGAGGAAGGTTAAATGGCTAAGCTTACCGATATTGACGTCGAACGCGTTGACGGCGTCGACGAACCGGCAACAAGGCGCAAGTTTCTGATCATCAAAAGCGAAGAACCTGACGAAATGTCGCAGAATGTCCGCGAGCTATTGGGCAAAATCGAAAACGCCTTGCGGCTTTTGGCCAAGGCCGAGGAGCTGAACCTCAGCGACGAGGCAGCCGAGGCCCTTAACGAAGTGGCCAAGACCGTCGGCCTCGAGGACGTAACCTTCAAGGCCAAGGCCAAGAGCAAGGACGAGGAAGAGGAAGAAGAGTACGGTTATCCTCCGCCCGCAAAGCAGAAGAAAGAGGCGGCCCTTGACGTCGAAGAGCTGGCCGCGGCAGTAGCAAAAGCTGTCGTCCAAAGTCTTCAGGCCGAGGTAGCCAAGAGCGCAAAGCCTGCAAGCCGACAGCCTGTTTCTTACACTTCTGGCGTCAAGAAGCAACTAGGCGAAGGCCTATTTACTGACATTATCTTTGGGAGGTAGTATAGATGGCCTCACTGCTTCAACACTGGCTAGAGAAAGCAACCTGGACCACAGCTGACATTACCGCGCCTGCTGGAGGCGGCTTACTTTCGCCTGAGCAGGCAAAAGAGTTCCTGCGCGTCGTCATAGAGGCGTCGGTGATCATGAAGGAAGCGCGCACCGAGACGTCGAATTCCCCCAAGTTCGAAGTGCCGCGCATATCCTTCGGGAGCCGCATCCTGCGGGCAGGCACTGAGGGTGCTCGCCTCGCCGACGCTGACCGGGTCAAGCCCACTACGGGCCTTGTCACCCTTTCGACGGTCTTGTTCCGCGGCGAGGTGCCGGTCTCTGACGAACTTTTCGAAGACAACGTCGAAAAGGAGAAGGTGGCTGATACGATAGTCGCTATGCTGGCGGAGGCCGTCAGCCGCGACATTGAGGAGATAGCCATAAAGAGCGACACTGCAAGGACGGCTAGCGAGCTGCAGGTTTTCGACCAGCTCGACGGCATAATCAAGTCGATCCAAAGCAATACACCTTCAGGCCAAAAGAAGAATATGACAGGCTATACGACCTACACCGACGTCTTCTCCGACATGGTGGCCGCCCTTCCGCCGCGCTATAGGCGCAATCCGACTGAACTGAGGCTGTACGTTCCCTATGCTCATCTCGACGGCTATCAGCGCAGTCTTGCCGCCCGTGGTACGGGACTCGGCGACCAAGCCATAAGCGACAACCTTGCAACCAAGCTGGCCTTTAGGGGCATACCTGTCGTCGGGGTCCCGATGCTGAGCGGCACAGACCAGATCAACGGCTCGAACGTTGACTACAGCACCTTTGCGATCTTGGCCCATCCGCAGAACATAATCTTTGGGTTCCACCGACAGGTTCGCATCGAACAGTGGCGCGATCCCCGCGAAGGCGTGACCAGTTTCCTGCCGAGCGTGAGGTTCGACGTCAAGATAGCCGACCCTGAAGGTTGCGTCTTGGCCTACAATCTTCCAGCTAGCTTGAGCTGAAAGGTGATCGGCCATGAGGAATAAAGCGAACCTTACAGGCAAGGGACTAGGCTTAAAGGTGGCCTTTGCCAGCGGCGCAGGCGCCAATACGGACATAACGATATCGGGCATAAAGCCTGTCGACGAGCTTGTCGCCGTCCTTGAGGTTGCGCCGCCGACGGCGTCTAGCGGCGGAACCTTAGTGGCAAACCGCACAGCGCAAACGACAATAACCGCCGCCAACACTATAAGGGTCTCAGCGGCGACGACAGGAAATCAACTGCTGGTCTTGTGGTGGAGCGTGTAGCCCATGAAGGTTATCAAGCTAGCTGAAGCGGTAAATGTGCTGGGGCTGAATTTCAGCCCCGGCACATATCATGTCGAAGACGACTTTTGGGCTCAACAGTTACTTTCAGCGGGAGGCACAGAACTAGATGCCGCTAGCGACGTTAGCGCAGGTCAAGGAGAAGCTTCAGATACCGACAGCGGACACAATAGAGGACTCGGCCCTTCAGAAAGTCCTCGACGCCGCCGAACAATTCATCCTAAATAAGACGGGATTTGTCCTGGCCGACGCAGACTTTGAGGAGATAATCCGCAACTTTGAGATCGGACGGGTGTACTATTTGAGTCATCGGCCGGTACAAAACCTTCAAGTCCAAGTGAGGATTGCAGGCGATCCCAACTGGTACTCTCTAAATGCTGACGTTTTAGACGCCGATCTGGGAAGTTTTGTCGTACCGCCGGGGAGCTTTTGGCCCGCAACGCCGAAGGCACCGCCCTGGCTTGCGTGGCGAAATCCGACATGGGACATTGCAAAAGCTACCTATAGGGCGACAGCTTTGTCGCCCATACCTGCAGACCTTTCTGACGCTACGGCGGCCATTGCCGCCTACTGGTGGCGGCGTCACCTTGCGGGCCCAACTAAAAATATCAGCGTGGGCACTGCCAGCGAGGCCTACTCGGACCTTGCGGTGCCCGACTACGTCTTCGAGGTCATAGCACGCTACTACCGAAAGGAAAAGGCTGTACTATGGGTGTAAATTTTGACGTCACTCTCTCCATTTCATGTCATCAATGTCATTCGATGTCATATGTCATGAGGTGGTAAAGTGCTTACGGCTACGCAGGAAAGTTTCAAGCTGATACGCAAGATCAGAACGCGGGACGGCTACGGCGGCTGGACCGAAGCAGATCAAGACTTGGGCTATGTAAGGGGAACCATTTCGCCGCAAGAGTACAAGGACAATCCCATGCTGGCTGAACGTCTTGCAGGTAGGCCTTACTACCGCGGCGCCGTTAAGCTTGCGCCGAGCCTTGTCGTCGGCGACATCCTCCAGGATAGACGAGGAAATCGCTACGTTGTGGTCGACGCGGCGCGCGCAAAGGATTTGCAGTTAGTAGACTTAGCGGGGGTATAAAAAAATGGGCCTTTTCGTACTCTTAAAGCGCAATAGTCTTCCAAGTCTACTCCAAGACTTGTCGCCAGCCATCGACCAAGCTTTGCTTGAAACTGCAGTAGCGATACAACAAGATGCTGGAGGCATGGGGCCCCATGCCGCCCCTTACAGGACAGGAAATTTGCGCCGATCTCACTACTTCGAGAAGCTGGGGGAGAAAGAGTACATTGTCGCCTCTGACAGAGACATTGCACCTTACAACGTTTACGTCCACTGGGGCACAAGGTTTATGGCTCCGAGGCCTTGGCTGAAAGAAGCCTACGAGTACCACATAAAGAGCCTGCGCGAGCGAGTGCGAAACAACCTCATGAGGGTACTGAAATGAGCAAAGTTTGGGCACAGATTCTGTGGGCTTTTGCGGCATATTTTTTCGAAAGGCGAAAGATCGCCTACTGTCCCGTGAGGGTAAGAAGGTGACAAAGCATGACATCGGCTTCTACTTGGGCCTTATATCGGCCGCTGTTGCGAGCTTTTGGGCGAGCCTTCCCTTCATGTTTCAGTTGTTGATCGTCCTTATGGCCGCTGACATTGCGACGGGCATTGCCGCCGCAGTTGCAACAAAAGAGCTGTCGTCGGATACCTCTTTTAGGGGTATCGCAAAAAAGGCCATAATCCTTATCGTTGTGGCTGTTGCCGGCTGGCTTGAACCTGTGGCGCAGGTTCCTATTGGACAAGCGGTAGCAGGATTTTATGCCGCCCACGAGGGCATATCCTTGCTCGAAAACGCCGCCAAAGCAGGACTTCCTGTCCCCAAGTTCCTTAAGGCGGCCCTGCTGAAACTTGCACCGCCTGAAGAGGACAATGGCCGTTGAGACGTTTGCAGTCCGCAAGTGGATATACGAATTGCTGTCGCAAGATGCGTCGCTAAACGGCCTAATCGGCGACAAAATATATCACAACGTCGCTGAACCTTCAGCACAGCCGCCTTACGTCATCTACTCGGTACTGTCGTCGGATGACGTGACCGGCATAGGGAGCTTTCGCATCATGAACGAGGCGACAGTCCTCGTAAAGGCTGTAGGAGAAGGTGCGAGCACCTTACCCCTTAAGGACGTTGTAAATCGCATCGACGAAATACTGCATGGGGCAAGCGGCGCAGCCGACGGCCACTATATACTGGGGTGCGAGCGCGAAAAAGTGGTAGAGTATTCTGAATACGACCAAGGCCGACTTTGGCATTATGTCGGCTGTCAGTGGCGAATATACGTCAAGTGAGGTGATACAAAATGCCTGAACCAACGCGGGTAATTGACCGAGTACAAGTCGGGGTCGAAACGACCCCGGGCACAAGTGTAGCCGCCAACCGAAGACTTCAAGCCTTTAAGCTTGAACCTTCTCCAAAATTCGACGTCAAAGAATTTGTGCCTATGGGTACAAAGTTCCCCATATTCGGCACATTGGGGAAGGAAACAACCGAAGCCAAGATTTCGGGCGACGCTACCTACGACGAGATCGTTTACATCCTGGCGTCGGCCGTGAGCTACAGCGCGCCGACGCAGGTAAACCCGCCTAGCGGCACTGCCTATTCGTGGACCTTCGAACCTTCGGCAACTGGCCTCGACACCGTCAAGACCTACACAGTCGAATACGGCTCGAGCTTATTTGCGTCGAAGTTTACCTACGGCCTTGTAAGCGAATTTGGGTATAAGGTCGAAATAAAAGGCCGCATGGAAGTCGACGGAACCATGATAGGCTATCCGCTACAAGAAGGCATAACTTTAACGTCCAATCCGACCTTGATACCTGCAGTGCCTATCATCGCCGACCACATAAACGTCTATGTCGACAACACAAGTGCCAGCCTAGGGACGACCCTTTTGACGCGGCTTCAGTCCCTCGAATTCAAGATGAGCGACAGGTATGAGACAGTCTGGGCGATAAATTCAAGCAATACGTCCTACGTAGGCCACGTCGAAACCTTGCCGAAAGCGACTTTAACCTTGACGATGGCTGCCGATTCAACGGCAAGAAACCTGCGCGCCGCTTTGCGCAACGGCGACAAGAAGTTTATACGAATCAAGGCAGTGGGCCCCGTCATTGAAGGGAGCACAAGCTATCTCTTCCAGCACGACCTGTGCGGCATATTGGCGGACGGCGGCGGCAACGACGAAGAAGACGGCCTCGACGTTATCGAGTGGACCTTCACCGTCGTCTACGACAGCACGTGGGCAAAAGCTATGACGATCCAGGTAGTCAATACCCGGAGTGGGCTGTGAGGAATTATGCCAGACCTTAGATCGCTAACCGAACGCAAGCGAGAGGTAAAGTTCAAGTTCGAGGACGAAATCTACACCTTTACCTACTGGAAAGGGCGCGTAAAC